CTGGGAAGATCCTCTTAATATAATGTTTACACAACTCGTTGTGTTTGTCAATATGCCTAGAACGTGCTGGCTTCCTGTTACCCCAGGATATCTCTGTAATTTCTATGTCGTCGAACGCGTCAACATCTCCAAACTCTTCGTCTCTGTCGCTTGCCTTCATACCAGTATCTATCTCAAAGTTATCATAATCGAAGTCTTCCAAATCAAAATCATTCAGGTCTATTTCACTCTCAGAGTCCTTATTAGATACTGAATAATCAGGAGAAAATTCTACGTCCGACTTAACATTTAAGGATATCATGGACTGAAGTTTGCCATAGTCAGGGACATATTGAGTGGGATACTTACTAGATTTTGAAGCATTAAACAAGTCTAAGAAATCTCCATATATACCTGACGGCCTATCCAACGCACAAGTTACAGATGACGGGTCGAACATCTGGCGATTCAACTTAAAAACTGGGACGTCCCTTCCCGCTATTTTTGTACCTAGAGAGAAATTAGCCATTTCTGCCAACTCTTCTTCGTCGACTTCCATAGCGGAGAAGAGTTTAGATTGTATCTCTTTGAAAACAACCCTCGTATCTTCAGCATAAAGGACGTCTCTCATCCCAGTTAAGTGCGATGTTTTAGTAAGGTAAACGTTTCCTTTCATTAGTGCCATGCAGAACTTTGACCCAGGGACCCTATCTGAGAAATATTTGGTTGGCACTGGGCTATTAATTAGCAATTTGGTGTTTCTAGACCTATTGTCTTTGAATACGTTATTGTATAAAGCCTTGAAATTCTTAGTAATATTGATCAAATCAGTCCCTACAACGAAAGGTGTTGTCACTGTTAATACCCTACCTTCAAGAGAAAATAAGCAATCAACGTCTGCCTTCACTAACAAAGTACAATCGCTTTGAGTGTCGAAACTACCGTCTTTTAACCTCTTTTGGTTTTTAAGAAAGAATATAGTAGCATCAGGGCTCCTTTCCAGAAATTTCGACTTTAGGTCAAGGCCTAATTGAGGAGATATTTGATAAGTCAAGGCTATAAGGTTCTTCTGTGCTGATTCTCTAGGGCATAACATGAGGAGCTCTTCAGGTTCTCGATTTGTTAAAACTTCTGCCAATGAGTTGGCACCCAGTGCGTAAGAAGAAGTGCTAGAAAAATTGTAACACGAATCTCTAAATAATCTTTGTTTTAATGCTAGTTTTGAATCACATATCAAGACTGCCATGGATGTAATGGTTGAAAGAACTCTATGAAAGTGAGACATTTTGACGTTTGAAGATATAGGCTCGACGTACTCTTCCCCTCCAGATCCGTCCCCGACTCGATACTCTCTATCTCGATATATATTTGAAGAGTAATACTCCATGACAAAATCACGATCAAATATAGTTTTTGTAGTCTTCGTGTATAGATTTATAGAAGTTTTCGCTTTGCGCCTCAGTATGTTCACAACGTAATCAAAAGCTTCTTTGCCAAATTTATCAGAACCGAAGAGACCTAAGCTAGTTGCTTCTGCAGATTCTTTCACTTCAGGGAACATTGTAGTTATTTTGTGGAAGTCGGAATCAACATGAAAATTGTTAGTTATTAAGTCTCTAGAACGAGCTTCGGCCTCAGGGTACCATTTGTTGATTATGACATTTATTGATGAATTTTTCGTAGGTAGAGGAGAAGTTTGCAGGATGATAGTCTCGGGATTAGACCTTACCCTAAGAGGAGAGCAACATAGCTTCCCGGAAGGGTCTCTAACTAACAGAGTTGATGATAGAGTGTGTGCCAAGGTTACTACAGACCCATCGGAAAATAAAACTCTCTCTAACCTCCGTCGGTGAACTTGATAGTCGTCAGGTTGCTTTAAGAAATTACCTACACAAGTCACAAAATCTTCCAACTGCATGTCCTTTTCCTTTATTTCTCCAAACCTCATGGCTTTGCCTATGTAGCAAACCTTGGAGGAAGACATTTTTACCATTCGTATGAGATTACTAATATCATTCTCGTAAGAGAATGCCACTTTAGACTGATGGGAATATACCCTGTTCATTATCTTTAGGATCATGTCCTCCTTGTTTTTAGGGTCAACAAATGCTATCCAAGGTTCTGCTTCCAACTTGGACTTGACTGATTCTCTTTCAGGACAACCCACAGTTTTAAGGTTCCGAATCAAATTATCAATCCTAGAACTCATCCTTACAAAAAAGTTCACAGATATGCTAGTCAATGCAGGGTCGTCTGTCTCTTCGTCTGTATCTAAGGTAGCAGCATTCAACCGTGAGAGAGCACTTTTGTAAATCTCGTCAACATCGTTTCTCAATATCCTGACAGATTGCATGGATTTTACACCTACGAACATCTCTAGGCTAGTGAAGTACGGATTTCCACCAAGTTCGATAGGTAAAAGACCTCTTTTAAAGTCTGTCTTCTCGAACCTCTTGCTCAAAGAGTAAATATTGTCCAAGGACTCGTAACCCGTAACTTGGAAGAGGAATATATTAGCTTCTGGAAGGCCTTTGTACGCCAACGCTTGAATGCCATTAAACATCCCCAAGACGTCCCCCTCGTAACTAATGGCCTTAGCAGAGCTACTTAGGGACTTGTAGTCTATGTAACTTCTTGTTACAAATGTGCCGTCTATGTAATAGAGGGAATTGAATTCTGCGTCTTCCATAGATATTTGAGTTTTAGGTTCGCTCTCTTTGCAGTTGGTAAGCAATCCTGTGATTCGATTTATTAGTCTAGCTGAAGAAACAATCTTGCCTACTTCCAGTTTCCGACCCAATGGTGTCGACTCTGAAGATTTTGCAATCATCGTACTGAACTTATCGTCTGAACTGACCATGTGCCAAAGCTCTAACCTAGAAGACAAGAACGGATTTGCAGAAACTAAATAATCAACTAATGCAACACGACCGCATGATACGCAAGTGGATCCTAAATTGTTTATGCCTTGCATCATGCCTATCAGACACTCGAAAGTAGTTTTACCTGACTTTTTGAATTCTAGGATGAGTTTGTAGAGAGCAGGGTTCTCCTTAAACTGTTCCGAGTCTAACTCTCTAGTCCAGTATATTATAAGGTCCTTAGGAATCTCTATGATTTTTGAGCACATCCTAAAAACCCCCATCAAATAATAGTTAAAGAACTTTCCTTCCGGACCTATAAAGAATGGTCTGAGGAGAATTAGAAACGAAAGAACGTTATGGCTAGGCCCCCAGCGAGTGTGGTCACAATTGTCGAAAAGGCAATAATTTGGGTTTGATGTCTTTGCCGTCTCTCTTTGAATTTTCCTACCTTTCTTAACGAAACTTCCTTGAATCTTGGCTTTCCTGGAAGCTTTTGTGATCATTTCTTCTTCAAAGTACTTACAGATGGATTCTGTGATCCTTTCAAGCAAGTAATTAGATACTCTAGTGTAGAAGTCCTGAACAGCTATTTCGCGACCTCCTCCGTCTTGCGGCTTTGGGAAAAGAGTAAAGAAAGCTGGTGAGAATTTAGACAAAACAGCTTTATACAGGGTACATATTTTCATGTCTTCTGCTTCATAGAGGTACTTATACCCTGCCTCTATAGCCTTCCCCTTTGCGGACAGCTCCATGTCTGTGCTACATAAGGGTTCATCTATCCAATCATACATTTTGGCACGACCCATTTTTAGCTTGAGTTGCATGCTAAGAAGGAGGTCTTTCCTTTTAGCAAACTTATTCTGTCGCACCTTCTTTCCTTTCGACTTCATCTCCTCATTTCTTTTCTCTTCTAATGTCCTCTCAGCCTGTTTGGTTAAAAGTGTAGACACCTTCATGTCGTGGCGAGCCTCTGTAACCATGGCTTTGTTGGTTGCAAACGTTAAGACACTGTTGATTGTCATTCTGTGATCTAAATTGGACCTTATATCTACTAAGTTAGCTTGTACCTTCTTCTTTAGAAGCTTGCCGCAGATATCCATAGCTTTCGCATTAAAACAAGTCTGTTCTGCCTCTTTTAAGTAATAAAGCAGGTAGTCTTCGTGCTCCATCATTGGAGAGAAACCTCTGACCAACCAAGGATCCTTTTCTTTCATCTTATCATAAGACGACTTGGATTCAAGAAGTTTGTTGAAAGCTTCCGCCATGGAATGGTAGCGGCTCCTGATTTCCTTAGAAACCGCGCAATAGTAGTAGGCTTCATCAACTATCCCATTAGCAGAATCATGAAATCCAGGACCCAAGAACCGAGGGCTCCTAACCACAGTTCTTATAGAGTTATCTTCCGGATCCTGGGAAAGGTCTGACTTGAAAACATGAGACCGACCTGAGTCATTGTCGTAAAAATCTAAGATTGCTTGAAGAATATTATTAATGAAGTAAACATTGAGAACATTTCTAGGCAATACTAACATTTTCGATAATAACTTTTCGATACTACAATAAAAGGCAGAGCAGGCTAGTGCAGCATACCTAACATTCATTAGTAATATATTGATGGGTTTAGTGTTGTTGAATCTAGCAATAACTCTGGTAAAGAAGGTGTCTACCCGGTCTTCAAAGCAGTCTAAGCTCCTGGAAGAGTCTAACAGGCATCCAAAACACTGGTCCCAGACAAACTTCTTTGTCATCAGATGGTGTGCAGCTGTAAGAGAATCAACATTGATAGGTAACATTATTTTGAACCTGCTACCCAGAATTGTTCTGTTAGTAGACCTCAAGGGAAAATCGTTATAATCTTCGAACACGAGCCAGAATTTCCTCCTAGTTGTGGGTCTGCCAAGAGGACCGCCTCCATGTAGTATCACTAGTACGTTGGTAGAGCCTAGACTGGACACACACACATTATTGGACCTCATGTTTTGCTCACCCATAAAAGATATCTCAGTATAGAGCTTAGTGTAAAATTCAGCCAACTTGAACACATTAGCTCCACCTTTTTCAGCTATCAACATGTTGAGGTCGACTTTCAGCTCTTGAAGTAGATCCTTACTGAACCCAAATGCGCCATCAAAACTAGGATTAACCAACATGCCATCTGTGTCCCCGGTGTCTTTTATCATCCAATCTCTCAGTTGTTCCAAAACTGTCATATCATGGTCTAACGTAAAAGCAGTATCAGAGTCCATCTGCTTCTCTATGGTTTTGCCACTCTCTTTTAAGAGATCGATCCCAGTGAGTTTAACTAGATCCTCGTGAACACCTAAAGACCTGAAGTTCATCTGAAAGGTCCTTCTGTTCACAATCCTGCTACCGCAAGATCTGTATAGGGGCTCCTGCGACTTTATCAACGCTTTAAAATCCTCTTTGTAAGTTTCTGAATGAACCTGTCCTCTAAAATAAGGTAGAGCTTCCGAGAAGCCTAAAGCGGTTTTCATGCTTGACATCATAGCATCTAATAGTTTGTGGCCCTGAGGAGTGTAACAATGTATAAAATCTTCGGATGCAGACCTTGGGTCATGAGACTTTACCAACTTTACAAAAGGGACCGGGATGATCTTATAAAATTCGACTATAAGTGGCTTTTCCCTCCCTTGCACCATAGCTTTGAAGTCTTTGATGAATGTTTCCACTGCCCTCTTAAATCTAGCAAGGCTTGTAAAATGATCAGTTTCTGCTTCCGTCCTAGCAACGATCTTATTAACATGAGAAGAAAGAGTGTCTAGCCACAACAAATCCTCCTGAGAATCTTCTGCGAATCCTTTGAACGGGCCTGTCAATTTTAGAAAGTCGTTAAAGTACTTGGTAGATCCGAAGAGATTTTCTATCAGAGGTACGGGCACCGTAGAAAAATCAGGCTCGAAGTGCTCAAACTTGTCCAAAGGTACCTTAGTAGAATTAAGCATGCTTTGGATTACTGGGAAGTCAGGGTTTTTCTCAGCTTGGGTTATGAAGAACGTATAGCGGTTCTGAAGTCTAATCAAATAGTCTTCATCGCTTATTCGAAAGTTGTCTAAGTAAGCCCTGACAGACTTTTCTGTGCGCTTTAGGACAGTAGCTTCTATCCTAGCGCCAGGATATAGGTCTGCAAAATAAGCGTATTTCATGATTTTGGCATCTCTAGCACGGTCTGGGTCGGAGGTTGTTATAGTAACGTCTCTAACATGCAGCTTGTTACTAGTGTCAAAATAGAGGATGTCGGGAGTCTGATTACGGTACATTGGAGGTACAGGTACAGACGGTGGGTAAATGTCAGCAAAGTCACAAACCTTGTTGAATGACTCGTCTCTAAAACCAACCCCCAATCGTCTACATTCCAAAAACACCACATGGTCGTGTTGCAAGTGTCTGCAGGTTTCAATAGTGTCATATGCTTCCTCTGCTGTCACGTAAGCTAAATCGCGGTTCGATGTCTCCAAAAAGAACACAGTCTTGTCTACCAAGAGCTGGTATAAATTCTTAGGTTTGTCAGTTATAAAATCTTGTCTTGTTGTCA